GTCCGCATCCGTCAGGACCGCATCCGTCAGGACCGCATCCGTCAGGTCCGCATCCGTCAGGACCGCACGCGTCAGGACCGCATCCGTCAGGACCGCATGCGTCAGGTCCGCATCCGTCAGGACCGCACGCGTCAGGTCCGCACGCGTCAGGTCCGCACGCGTCAGGTCCGCATCCGTCAGGTCCGCACGCGTCAGGTCCGCACGCATCAGGACCGCATCCGTCAGGTCCGGGCGAGGACGACCGTTCTGCTTCCACCATGTGATGTACTGCAGAAGGCGAACTGCACGGGCGTAGATGTCCTGTGGATCGTCTGACTCCTCACCTTCAGGAGTGATGGCCTGTCCCTTCGCGATGATCGACCCGGGTAGCCACCACGTGTCGAGCGCGCCCTTCACACCAAGCTTCACCAGCTCACGGCGCATCTCCTTCGTCGTGTCCCGGTGATCGTTCGCGCGGATCGTGAGTGATGCCACGAGCGGGCTCGCGCACTCTGGGTGGTCGGACCACTCCTTCGTCTGACCGTCCTCGACCCATTCCTTCTTCCTACGATCCCACCGCCTCCCGAACATCCAGGTGAGGAGCGTCATCGCACACGCTGTGCGATTGGCCTCGGTGCCTGCGTCATCAATCAGATCGAACTCGCTTAGAGCTCGGTCGATGGTCTCCTGCGTGAAGGTGAACGGCTTCTTGCTTGGCATGACGGTGAGGTTCCTTTCTCGGGTTGTGAAGACATACCGTAACAGGTTCAGGACAGCGTGTCAAATCAGCAGGACACGATGTGACGGCAGTCCTGGCACACGAGGTCCTTGTCGAGGTACGAACCCCACGCCTCCCACTGCAGGTTGGAGCCGCCGCACTGCTGGCAGAACTTACGGTACGAGTCGGCGACCTCGGCGTACACGTCGCAGTGGCAGGCTTCCGGCTTGCAGTGGCAGCCGAGGACCTTGCCTTTCAGCGTCAGCACGATGACGATGAGTCGCGGTTGCGCGAGGAACCACTTGCGGTGCTGCCTGATCGCCTCCCCACGTGAGGCGACCTGATGCTCACCGTACCCGGGTATGTGCGAGAACGGGTTACCCAGGACGCTCCCACGACCGCAGTACACGTCGCACCTCTCGCGCCTGACGTTGACGACCGTCGTGCTCACAGGGTCCACCAGTTGAAGCTGTGGTAGGCGTGTCCCAGCACATCGAGGAACGATGTTTGCCCCGCGCGTCGCCAGACCCGCGTCCACCGCGCGAGCTCGCGTTCCACGTGCCGCTCGATCCCGCGCTTCGTCAGGGACCGGTAGACGTACCTGCCACCCATCGGACCCGTCCACGTGCCGCGGTAGAGGAACCTACCTGGCCTGTTGATCGCGATGCTCGGCGTCCACCCGGGCCAGCGATCCAGGGCCGCCTCCGCGTCCTTCCTCACGATACGCGCTCGACCTCTATGCGAAGACCCTCGGCTTTCCAAAGCCAGTTGTCGTCGTCTCGCTCGATCAGGTCGAGTACCTTCTTGACCGCATCACCGGGTTTGATCGTGCTGGCCCTCACCGTCCGCTTGTACGGGAGGTGTGAAGAGAAGGTCCCGGTGTCTGTGATCGTCACCGCGTAGTTGTAGGTATCCGGCATGGCTCAAAGGTATCAAAAGCGGCGCTTGGTGTCAAACCCAGCGTGCAGTTCGCACATCGCAGAAGATACGAGCCATGTGACCCAAAACCTACCGCGACGGAGTTCGCGGCGCTTACCGATCGTGCCGTCCTTCCACGGGTACACGGTCAGCTCCAGCGAGCGGAACGAACCCCAGGGCCAGCACTCGCTTTCGTTGTGCGCACCGAGCACGATCGCCATGTTCCGGGCGCGCCTGATGTACCTCAGCACTGCGCCTCCGCCCACGCGACCAGCATGTGTGTATGCTCGCGTGCCAGGCCGACCTCGGCGTCTGGCACGACGATGAGGCCCGTGGACACGCTGATGCCACGGCGCTTCAGCTGCTCAAGTTCCCAGGTTGCATCATCGTCCACGAACGCCCACGGGCGGTCACATGCGTACATGAGCAGCGCCGGGATCTTGAAGTCTGCCCACGGCACGTAGGCGCGCTGGCCGGGTAGCCCGAGCACATCGGCGAAGGACGGCTCCGCTTTCTCACGCCACGTGGTCATCCACACGACCTCGAAGTGCTCGTGCAGCTCTAGCAGGCACTCGCGCAGCCACGGCTGGAAGCGGATCTTGAAGCCTTCACGCTCGATCGTCTCGACGTCGAGCGACGGGTCGCACGCGTTGATCACGCCGTCCACGTCGAGGAACAGAAGCGGCTTCATGCGGCGCACCTCGGGCAGAGCGTCTTCATCCAGAAGCCGTTCCTCGTGACGCGTTCACCCTCGCCCGATCCGCACACCTCACACGTGGTCGCGGACAGGCGCTCGGCCTCGCTGACGACCTCCTCGCCGGCCTTGATCGCCTCATCCGAGGCGTCCTCAGACCACGACCAATAGAAGCGCAGGGTGCCGAACTTCTCCTTCACCTGCTGCACCTCGTATCCAGGGTCGATGGCAGATAGGCGCGCCTGCAGCTCGTTCAGGATCGGGTACCATCCCGGACCGCAGCTGAGCCGGTGCGGCCATCCCTCGCCGAAGTGTTCGAGGATGCAGCGCAGAGCGTCGGCGTGCTCGCCCGCATCGTCCGGCAGCGTGATGTTCACGGTTCCACCACGTCGATGCTCGACGCGCGGACGCGGTAGATCGAGCCACCTCCACCGGAAACGGGCAGCTCGAGGATCTCCGCGGAGCGCGCCTCGAACGCGAGCATGAGCTCCGCCAGTCCCTCATCGGTCAATGTCACGGCGAGTCGCGCACCGCGGACGTGGAGGATCGTGGTGGGTTTGCGCTGCGCGCTCACGGCTTGATCTCCAGGATCACGAAGGTCGACCGTGCGGCGGGGACGTGGTCATCGAGGCCCCGCGTGAACCACGCGTAGTCGATCCAGTCGAGGATCTTCAGCACGCGTTCCATCAGCGCGTGTACAGCAGCTTGTCGAGGCCGTCGATGATCCGTTCGAGGAACGTCCGACGGATCAGCGGTTTGCGATAGTGAAGCTGGGCCAGTCCCGGCGACTCAACGGAGCAGCATCCGTCGCATCCGTGCGGGGGAACGTACTCTCCAACCTTTCGCATGAACGCTTCCGTGTCCGGGTCGAGGTGACCTACACCGTGTGAGCACTGACGCTCGAACCCGACCCAGACGTCGAAAGGTCCGGACCCACGCCACACCAGCGGCCAGTCCTTCATATGGTGGTCGCTCGGGTGGTGGATGGGGCAGCCCTCGCCCTCACACGCCTCGGGCGTGTGCACGTTGACGAGCACGCCCTGGTTGCCCGGTAGCCTGAACGTCCGCTCCATCGCTTCCACGACCTGCTCGTTCGTGGCGACGTCGTCGGGCTGGCAGTGGCGCCAACAGTACCAGCGGACGACGCCGTTCTTGACGACCGGTTTGAGGCCTCGGTACTCGCCGCAGCGGACGCCCTTCCAGGTCCCGAACGAGTCGCACTGCTGGCCGAGCCCAAGGGTCATGCTGGCCGCACACCGTACTCGCCTGGAGGGATCGTGCCATCCCAGGCGCCGTCGATCTGGACGCGCTCGATGATCGCGCTCGCAAGGTCAGCCGGATCGATGAAGACGCTGTGCTGTACGACTGCAGGTCTGGTCGCTAGCTCCGCGCAGCGCGCCAGCGCTTCGAGGTGTGCACGCGTCAGGTCAGCTATCGTCCGGGCGGGTTCAGCGAGCTCGGGCGCTATGACCGTGGCCACGGCCGTGTGATCGACTCCGAAGCGGTCGAGGATGCGTGCGACCCATCGGCCGCTTCGGAGTCGGTCGCTGAAGCGCATCACGGGGCAACTGTATCAGGTCGGAAGGCCGTTGTCAAAGCACGGGCTAGGCGGTCGACGATTGCCTCTTCAGCTTCGTCGTGGTACAGCACGGTCGCAGCCCACGCATGCTCGTTCGATGAGCCGTGGAGGTGCTTCTGCCAGCGGTCAAGCTGCATGAGGTGGCAGTGCAACAGTTCGTGCACGACGGTCTCCTCCACATCCCACATGGTGGCCTTCCGTCCACCCTGCCAACCCTTCGGCGGCTCGTTCTTCAGCAGCCACGAGGCGACCTTGATGTGTGCACGATCGTAGGACGCGTACCTGTAGCATCGCATCGATGTCGTCTTCGGCTTCATCATTGCCTCGCTGAACTCGATGTGCCACGCCTGCAACCCGAGTCGAGGTATCCAGACGGCCGCGATCGCTTCGACGTCTGCGAGGATCAGACGATCGTATGCTACGTGTCCAGCCACGGTCCCACCAACCTCATCGTACCGTTGTCGGCATCGCTCTCGAGTCCGAAGCCTTCCTCCTTCAGCCACGCGCGGATCGCGGCTTCCATGTCGCCCTCATCCGCGAACGCCTGCTTCGCGGCGTCGAGCGCGTCGGACTGGAACGGGTAGCGCAGCTGCGGCACTACGCGACAACCTTTCGTCTTGCTGCGCCGCTAGCTTCCCCAGCGAGGCGTCGTTGCTCACGACCTGCGGGCGACAATGCCTGACGACGTACAGCGGCGCTAATGGCTGCGTTGTGCGCTGGTGTGTTCGACGTCCCGCGGCGCACAGCTGCCGCATCTGGATTGGCCGCGTGGCGCTTACGCTGCGCGGCGCTTACGGCCGCACGGCCCTCATCGCTTCGAGCCTGTGCGTCGAGTGCGACGATGGCGCCTCCCGCCTCGTGCTCCTCGTCATGGCACCATACGCATAGGCATTCGCCGTTCTCGATGGTGTGGTTCGTCGAGTCGTGGTCCTTGTGGTGAGCGTGAAGGCGCTCGGTATTAGGACAACGCTCGCACCGGCCACGAGCGAGGATCTCCCGCTTCCACTCGCCACGGCTAAGCACGGTGTTCCTTGAGGTTGCGGATGTCGAAGAGCGTGTCCAGCCACGGGGCAGCGTCCCACTGGATGAGGTCCATCCACATCTCGTCGCCATCCTCGCGTAGCTCCTCGGCGGATTCGTGCATAAGCTCGACGGCCTCCACGATCATGACCTCGGTCGACGCGTTCGCCGTGAGAGGGACCATGCACTGGTCATACACCCAGTAGGCGTCGTCGACCCGGGATTTGCGTCGCTGCATCCACACGCCGCCCTGGTCGTAGTACGACGGGAAGTGATCCTCCTCGAGCCGGCGCGGGTATGCGTCCTCATCGTCATCGTGCATGTCCAGATCATATCCCGATTACCACTTATCGGGCAGCTGATCCCTATGTGCGAGCCATATCGACTTCCGCCCAACTGATGGTGTGTACCGCGACGGGCTGTAGGTGGCCCCGCGGATGCGCCTGTACTTCGAGTACTCACAGGATGCGTGCTCGAGATCCGCGAGCGTCAACCGCGGCTTTGCGGGACAGGCTACGCCCGCCCATCCGGGGAACAGGCGATCCTGATCCTTGACGATTTCCCGTGCGAGCTCGAGTGCCGTCGAGTTCCGGTAGCGTCCGGGATGGTAGGTGGCGATCTCCATCAAGCCGACGAGGCTGCCACGGTCCGCAGTCTTACTGTTCGTCTTGCCATGATGGAAGAACACCCACTCGTCATCGGTCAGATGCTCGTGGCTGTAGGTGGTGTTCAAGGCGATCTGCATCGCGCCGAACCTATTTGTGATGGCGCAGGCCTCGTCGAACACAGCCTCGAGCGAGTCGGCACTCGCACAGACCGCTGCCAGTTTCTCATGGGTGCCCTCGGCCAACCACTTGCGAATGATGGCTTCGAAGTACATCGCGAGAGGCTCTCCCCGCGGAAGCTCATGCAGCTCCTCCTTACTGCTGAGCCCGATGTCGGCCGGTCGCGGCGCCCGCGCCTGTCCGGCGCGTCCGACGAACGGTAGGCCCCACGTCTTCAGCTGGCGCTGGACGCTCAGGATGCCGGGGACGGTCTTTCCATCCTGCCAGCCAAGCATATCGAGCGCCTGTGTGCCTCCTCGCAGAAGGAGGTGGAGCATCTCGTTGAGGACCTTTTCGGCCGGCGTTGCGCCCCGGTGCGCCTCGAGCGCGAGACGTAGGCACCATGTGCCGCGGTCCAACTCGCGCTGGACGTTGGTGAAGCGGCGGCTGGCAAGGATGATGTCCGTTGTGTACGGAAGCTCCTCGAGGACTTCCATCTGGTGCCACATCGTCTGCCGCTCGAGGATGAAGTCGATGATGTTGAGCGGGTCCTTCATGTCTGCTCCCATGTTGCGGTACTGACTTGTGCTTACTGACATAGTATCCTCACAGCTTCATCGGTTGTGTTTACGGGTGAACGTCCTACTGCGCAAGCGGGTATTCGTGGGGCGTCCAGCTCCACGCGAGCAGCCTGCGCGCGAACAGCAGCGGGTCGTGGAGGGCGAGGTCGTGTGAGTGGTCGAGCGGGGGCGACTCCATCGCTGCCTCGATGGCCGCGGTCGGGTCGTCGCCCTCGAAGGTGAAGATCGAGTTGTACCCGAGCACTGGTCGCGCCGAGTGCACGGGTACGACCACGTTCAGGCCAGCGTCCATCGCCTCTATGGTGACGGTCTCCAGCAGGCCGGGGTCTCCTACCCACTCAGCCTCGACCCCCGCGAAATGGACCTTCGCGAGGTGCCACGGAACCATCGTGAAGTCCTTGTACTTGCCCTCGTATACGAGGGTGGTGTCGTATCCCGGCCACGTCACCATCCACGGCTTACTGCCGGATGATGGCTCGGCCGACACCATCTCGGCCCCCGCCGCCATCAGCTCCTTCCGGACCCAGCCGCCGAACAGGCCGAGCGACCCACACAGCGTGTAGCCGCCCCGGTACCCGTGCTCGATGGGCAGCAGCAGCCGCTTGCGTTTGTCCCAGATGCGCCCCGTCGCGATGACGCCGGAGGCTCCTCCCGCGTAGGCCGGGAACTCCGGCCAGTGGAGGATGTACGGCGAGACGAAGGCGTCGTCGCGGTAGCCGGCCACACGGTGGCGCGAGTTCGTCCACACGCGCGGCACGATCTGCAGCAGCTGCAGCGTCGGCTCGCGCACATCACCGTGCAGCGAGTCGAGCGGGCAGTTCACCCCGAGGATGCAGCGCTCCGGTCCGATGCGGCGGACGCCTTCGAGGACGGTGGTCGGGTCGGTCTTCTTCCCCCAGTTCCACATCGCCTCGTAGACGAACACGACGTCACACCCGTCGAACTTGGTGACGTTCGGTCGCGGCGCGCCGACCGTGACCACCTCGTGGCCCAACCGCTTCAGCGCCCGCTCCAGCGCGACGAAGCCGCGGTACACGCCGTCGTCCTTGTACATCGAGGTGCGCCACAGGCCGATCCTCATGCGGCCACCAGCGCCGTGGTACGACGGCCACGGTTGTACTCGGCGAGGAGCTCGCCCACCACGTGCGCGCTGAGCTTGCCGGCGTTGCTGCTGAGCTGGGATGCGTGCTTCGCACGGCGGTAGATGGTCGACATCGGCACCTTCGCGAGCTTGCGGCGCGCGCTGTCCATGTCGATCTGGGATCCGTACTCGGCGACGAACTGCACCATCCCCGCGAGGATGGGTCCGGAGACGTGCTCGTCCTCATCCCATGCTTCGAGCAGCATGAGCGCTCGTCGCATCGGGATCTCCCCGTAGTTGCGGTAGGCGGACATCGTCTGCTGGACCGCACTGATCGAGCGCTTGCCTGATCCGGTGCTGATCTTCCAGCCCGCACTCTCGAGGATGGTCGAGAGGGCGACGTGCTCACCGCTACCCTCACGCAGGCGGGCGAAGAACGTGTCGAGCGGCGTGATGGACTTGCGGCCGGTCGCGAGGTCCGCGAACAGCTTCGCCTCATCCTCGACCCGTTCGAAGACGTGGACTTCGCACTTCAGCGACTTCCATCCCATCAGCTCCGCGGCCATGAGCCGCGCGCCGCCGTCTGGCATCGAGTACCGCTCGCCGTTCGGTCCGAGCGGGAGGTCGTGCACCGACCGGTCGGACACGTGCGGGATCTCGAAGAGGTCCGGATCGTAGTGCTCGGCGATGCGGATGGCTTCGTCCTCGGACCTGCGGCGCTGGTAGCCTCCCTCGTCAGCGAAGTCGAGGAAGATGTCGGTGATCGGGATCACCTTCGTGGTGGATGCTTGCTTGATCATTTTCGGCTCCTATGTGATCGGGTCGATCCAGACCCGCGCTTTGTCCGCCCAGTCGTACAGTTCACTGAGCGCTTCGTTGAACTCCGTCTCCCCGGGCGCGTCCTCCATGTTGGTGAGCGCTTCGTCGAGTTCGAGGTCGTCGCCTTCCTCGTAGTCCACGGCCGCCTTCACCTTCGAGACCACGCCCGTCTTGATCGCCTCGAGGTCACCCTCCCCGTCGTTCCACTCCTCGAACAGCGGCGCTATGCCCGTGATCTTGATGTGCCACTCAGGCATCGCGCAGCGACCCGTCTGGCATCAGCGTGACCAGTCGCTCGGCACGCAGCTTTAGCGACCCGGTCCGGGCGTCGCATCCGACCACGCGGTACCCGACCTGCTTGTCGTCCTGACCCGCTAGGGCATCCAGTGTGTTCTTCTGCGCGGTCGTCAACTCCATGTGGTTCCTTCCTTCGTCGGAATCGGGTTTGTACCTCTACCGTAACAGGTTCGAGCAGCAGGTGTCAACTAATTCTTTCATTCTTTCACACCAAGCTAACGGCGGGATACTATGGTCACGTGAGCATCGAGCAGCAGCACTACGTCTTCCACAGCATCGACGGCCGTGCCGTCCGCCTATTCATCCCACCCGAGGTGTGGGAAGACAGTGAGGCGTACGGCAGCCTCGAGGCGTGGCTCGCGCACGAGCTATCGATGGTCGGTGAGACGGAGGAGGAGTTCGACCTCACCGTGCTGTCCTCGCAGCTTGCCGATGAGCTCGACGCCGGCCGTGAAGAGTGGGAGGAACTTCAGGACCTGGTGCAGCTGAAGGCGCGGCACGGGATGGGCGAGCCGGCACGGCTCCTCAGGTCCCGAGCTCCCGAGGAGCGCGACTGGTTCGTGCGCGGGCTGATCGCACGCGGTGGTGTCACCCTGATAGGCGGGCGCGAGAAGCTGTCCGGTAAGAGCACGCTGCTCTTCAACCTCGTGGGCGCGCTCGAGCGTCAGGAAGAGACCATGTTCGGTCCTGCGTACCGCGCACCCGTGAAGACGCTAATCATCACCGAGGAGCCGGAATACGCCATCCAGGACAAGGCCGAGCGCTTCAACCTGATGGATGCGTGGATCGTGCAGGATTGGTCGTGGCCGCTCGACAAGGTCGAGGGCGGATCCATGCAGGAGAAATGGGTGAACAAGCTCGTGCAGGTCGAACAACTCGCATTCGCGACCGGATGTGAGCACGTCGTAATCGACCCACTGTCGCGCATCGGGATTGTGGAAGATGAGGCCGGGAGGGAGCTTGGGCTACGTGCGGAGGCCGTGTCCTCATTCGCCTACCGCAGCAAACTCGCCGTCACGATCATCCACCACAATAACAAGCGGTCTGACGCCGCGGTCGAGGATCGCATGCGTGGCTCCACGTCGCTTACTGCCGCGGTCGATCAGTTCGTCCAGATCGAGCGCCGCGGTAAAAAGCATCCACGCCGCAGGTACGCCACGTCGTACGGACGCGTGGAGGAGGTCAACTGGGAGCGCGCATTCGAGCTCGATGAGGATGGCGTCACGTATCGCGACCTCGACCCGGAGACCGATGCGCACGAAGAGATGCGGCAGGACCTGTTGCTGCTTCGCTCGTTGCCAGAAGGTCAGGCCACGATCCGGCAGTTCTGCGAGGCCCTCGCCCTCGACCCAGAGGAAGCGTCCGCATACCAGGCAGGACGCCGCAGGCTCGATAAGCTGGCCGACGGCGGCCTAGCCGAGAAGGGAAGGGACGGCCGCGGCCGGCTGTACGTCGCGAAAGAGGCGACGTCGTGAGCGAGATACCTGATGTGATCATCCTCATCCCACCGCACTACCCGTTCTTCCACCTCGTCGTGCTCGTCGGCGGTCCGCTCGACATGCAGATCGCGGAGTGGCACAGCGGGATCGAGCGGCTCGTGATGAGGGACGTGGCAGGATGGTACGAGCTCACTCGTGAGAGTGGGAGCTTTGCGGAATGGAAGGAAGGTAGCGATGGAGGTAACTGACGAGCTCCGTCGGAAGGCCGAGCGTGAACGTAAGAGGACGAAGGTGCGCGAGCCCGGGCAGCAGATGCCGAAGCCCGAGCGCGCCGAAGTCCTGCGCCGCCGCCACCCGGGTAGGTACGACCGCATGATCGACAGGGACGGCGTGATCGCCATGTCCCCGTGAGCTCCTAGAGCAGTATGAGGCGTGGCATTCCTACGCCGATACTGTTCCCGATGAGGATCGTCGGTTCTTTGTTGGCATCATCGACTGGAAGGTACTACCGTGAACTTCGCATCCGTCTGCGTTCTGTCCTACGAACGACCCGAGCTGCTCCGCGCGTGCCTCGAGTCCGTCCGAGATGCGGGCGCTGAGTTCGAGCTCATCATCCACGACGATGGGTCCGAGGACCCAGACCTCAAGTTCTTCCTCACGGAGACGATCGCCAAAGGTGGATGCTCCCAGCTGATCCGCATCGCACCGGGGCGCAACGAGGGCGTGGGTGAGGCAGTGCGTAAGTGCTTCTCCGTCGCCCAGGGTGACCTGCTGATAAAGGTCGACCAGGACCTCGTGTTCACACCGGGATGGCTCGCCGAGACGCGCAGGATCCTCGAGGATCCGCGCGTAGGATGCGTGGGGATGTTCGCCTACCACCACGAGCCGTGCGATGTCGCGAGGACCACGCTGGAGGAGCGCGACGGCTACTTCACGGTCACGGACTTCGTCGGCAGCTGCTTCGCTATCCCGCGTGCGGTGTACGAGCTGCCGACCGTCGGTCCGATCGAGACGCACAGCACATCGTTCAGCGAGGACGTGGGCCTGAAGGATCGCATCACCAAAGACGGCTTCGACCTGGCGCTCCCGGACGAGAACCTGGCCGTGAACGTCGGCTTCGGCTACGGACCGAGCACCGTGTGCGTCGAGCCGGACAACGGCGAGAACAACGGCGGTGTGGCGAGGATCAACCTCGGCCCCCGGATCTTCGACGGGAGGTGGTCATGAGCATCATCGCAGAGTGGCTGATCTCCGCATCCGGTAGCTTCGTCGGAAGCTTCTTCGTGTGGTTCCTCATCTTCCACTACGACGTCGAGGATCACTGGAGGCTGTGGAAGGTCCGGCGTGGTCGCCTGATGGACGAACGCGACGCCATCGAGATGGCACGGCACGAGGAGCTCTTGCAAGAAGAACGCGACAGGGGCAACCTGTGACCGCGCTCGTCATCACGACTTACAACCGCACGACGCAGCTTGCGCGGAGCCTCGCGCGCCTCTCCAACCTCACCGTCCCCGACGAGGTCATCGTCGTGGATGACGGCGGCACGGACGGGTGTGAGGAGATGTGCGATGGGTTCAGGGACATCCTACCGATCCGCTACATTTACACGCACCATCCCGGACCCCAGCTTTGTTCTCATGCACGCAATGTTGCCATCAATGCAACTAAGGCTGACCTCATCATTCAAACCGAGCCAGAGATCCTCTTTGATACTGATGTTGTCGCACAGTTTCTTACACGGCATGAAGAGAATCCGTCGCTGATATATACGGCCGGAACTATTCATCATATACAGAAGGACGGTTCTGTAAATACACTGCAGAATTGGGCCGCATCGTATGCAGCCATTTACGATCGAAGCTGGCTTCTTGCTGTAGGAGGCTGGGATGAATCGTTTCCCGAGCCATGGGGTTGGGATGATATCGATCTTTATACCCGAATCCGGGTTCACCTCAATGTAAACCAGCGAATTGATCCTGACATTGTTGTAACCCATCAATGGCACGAGCAAACAGCAAACGATCAATCGTTGAATGCCGATCACTTTTTCCGTAAGGGCTTTGGACCTACGGCCCTAAATGGTGAATGGATGAAGCGAGATAACCCGGATGTCATTATTCCTCGTGATCAGGATTGGGGAAAACCATACCCACGTCCTTGATCATCCCGACGTGGAACCGGGCCCGCCAGCTCGAACGTAGCCTGGATCGGCTGGCGACTCTCACCGTCCCCGACGAGGTCATCGTCGTGGATGACGGCGGCACGGACGACACACGGATCGTCTGCGAGCGGTCGCCGCTACCGATCCGCTACATCCGCAACGAGCGACGGGCCGAGGGTACGTGCTCGCTACCGAAGAACATCGGGTTGCGTGCCGCCTCGCACGACCACATCATCACCGCCGACCCGGAGATCTACTTCGTTAGCGATGTGGTCGCACAGCTCGTCGCCGCGCGCATCATCTGCCCGAATACAGTCAACCACGACGTCCAGTGCATCATGCAGCGCGAGGATGGGAGCTTCGACCTGGCCGTTGGGCTCTACGTGAACTCGTTCGAGCGGGCGTGGCTGATGCACGTCAACGGGTGGGATGAGAGCCTCCCCGAACCTTGGGGATGGGAGGACATCGACCTCTACGATCGGTTGGCATACATGGGCGTCCCACAGCGGGGAATCGACAACATCGCGATCGTGCACCAGTGGCACGAGTCGCGGGGCCGCTCGACGCCGCTCAATGAGGCGATCATCCGCGAACGACAGACTGCCACCGTGAAGGAGATCCGAGCGAACATCGACCACGACTGGGGTAAGATACTGTGAGCCTACTGAACGACATCGCGAACGGACCGACCGGGAAAACCCCGGATCACCCGGAGTGGCCCGGCACCGACAAAGCAGACTGGTGCCACGACTACTTCCCTGCCTATGAACGAGTCATCGGCGGCCTGCGCGACCTGCCGATCAAGCTGCTGGAAATCGGAGTGTGTGGTGGCGGTGGTCTGAAGGTGTGGGCGAGCTGGGCACCGCTGGCGATCATCACCGGCATCGAGAACGACCCGACGAACGTGTACAATGAGCCACCCCGGATCACGACCGTGTGCTGTGACGTCAAGGAATACGATCCGGACCGCCTCTTCGACGTCATCATCGACGACGGTTCCCACTGCGCTGAGGACATCAACCCAGCGTTCCACCGGCTCTTCCCGAGCCTGAGGCCGGGAGGCCTGTACTTCATCGAGGACGTGAGGCAGGACGTCAAGGCGGAACTCGACTTCCACTACGAGGTGCTCGGCGTGTCGAGGAACGCCGGCGAGGAGCTCGGCATGGTGGTGAAGTCGTGATCACGCAGCTCGGCCGACACTCCACCCTCCCCGAGGATGCGAGGGGCTACGAGGACCTGCTACTCGAGGTAGGCAACTTCACGTCCATCGCTTCGGGTCTCACCGTCGTCTCCGGTCAGCATCCGCCGATCGCGAACCCCGAGTGCGTCTCGACCTTCCCGTTTTATGAGCACGGATGGGGTGACTACCCGCAGTCCGGCGGGCCGCACAGGGTCACCATCGGACACGACGTGTGGATCGGCGAGGGGGTCACCCTGCTCGACGGCATCGCGATCGGACACGGCGCCATCGTAGGTGCGCATGCGGTTGTCGCGAAAGACGTGCAGCCCTACGCGGTCGTGGTCGGCAACCCGGCTCGGGTGATCCGGTGGCGGTTCAGCGAGGAGGTGGTCGAGCAGCTGTTGGCGGTGCAGTGGTGGAGCTGGGATGACGGCCGGATCTGCGAACGTCTTCCGCTCCTGTCCGACATCAAGAGGCTGCTGCCATGACCTCCGTCGGCGTTGTCATACCCTGCGCACCCAACCGCGAGGAGAACCTCCGTGCGGTCCTCGGCACGCTCGAGCAGCAGACGGTCCAGCCGGACCGGATCATCGTGGTCTTCGACGGCAGGGAGGCGGTGCGGTGGGTGCCCCCTGCGGACAATGTCCACACGATCCGCGCGGAGCGCTTCATACCGGGTGAGACGGAGCAGCTGAGGAACATCGGCGCCCGTGAGCTCGGTACCGACGCTGTGTGGTTCGTCGATAGCGACATCCTCCTCGTCCCGGAAGCTCTCGAGGCGATGCTCGAGAAGTGGCGTCCAGGACGGATCGTGATCGGCGCGTACGACTGGATGGGCCCCGGCCGCCGCGAGCCGGATCCGGAGAACTTCAGCGACCCGCGGTGGGAGATGTTCCGCGAGGAGCGATGGTTCGATCCGGAGTACGCCAGCACGGAGCAGCTCAACGTCGGGCTCGCGTGCTTTGGCGGGAACCTGATGTGGGACCTGCGGGAATTCCTGAGGCTCGGCGGGTTCTGGAACGAGGTGCACCGCGGCGAGGATGGCGAGCTCGGCCTACGGGCGGTCGCCCACGGGGTACCGATCCAATGCGCACCGCGTGCCCGGGGCTACCACATGTGGCACCCGGTGGACATCGGGCGCATCACCCGAGAAAACGAGCGCAACATCCCGCTAATCGATGCGCGGCATCCGTGGATCAAGGGAGAGGGCGTGTTCGTGGTGGAGAAGGATGGGAAGCGCTTCGCGCAGACCTGCGGACGCTGCGGTGCTGAGGTCAGCACGCTCGAGTACTACGGGCACAGATGCTAGCGGTCATCCCGTCATACGCACGCACCGAGGAGGACCTCGAGACGCTCCGCAAGTGCCTCCGTTCGATGCGCCGGACCGCGGACTGCGGCGCCGTCGTGGTCGATGACGGTGGTCCGCTCGAGGGTGCACTCGACGTCGCACGCGAGTTCGACGCGGCGGGGATCCGCAAGGAGAACGGCGGGTTCTCGAGCGCCGTCAACGTCGGCCTGCAGATGGCGCTCGACAGCCAGCGGGATGCGGTGCTGGTGAACACCGACATCGTGTTCACGAAGCCGTGGCTTGAGGCGATGGAAGCGAACCCGGCTCAGGTCGTCGGCGCCCTGCTCATCTACCCACACGGTGTGGTGCAGCACGCTGGGATCTACTACTGCCAGCTTCAGCGCGCGTGGGCGGAGCAGTTCAAATACGCGCCGGTCGACCTGCCCGCCGTCCACCACCCGCGGACCTGCCCGGTGACCGGAGCTCTGCAGCTCGTGCGCCTCGAGGCGCTCGAGCGGATCGGGCTGTACGATGACCGGTTCCGCCTCGGATGGGAGGACGTGGACTACTGTATCCGCGCCTTCGATGCGGGGATGACCTGCGCGTACGAGCCTGGCGCAGAAGCGTACCATCACGAGTCGCTGAGCCGCGGTCGTCCGACGAAGCGGATTGTGGAGTGGACAAACGCGAGCTGGGTCAGGCTACAGGAGAAATACAGGGGCCGCACATTCGAGGAATTCCCACATGAGTAGGGTCCTGTTCATCGGGCTGGGCCGCAACGCCGTCACCCACTACAGGTGCCGGCTACCCGCCGAAGCACTGGGTCACGACTGGATCGGCGTCTCGCCCGACTTCGAGGTGGAGACTGGCAACGTAGACGGCATCCCAGACATCGACCAGTACGATACGGTCGTGTGTCAACAGGCGTGCGGAGCTAAGTGGGAACGACGCATCTCAAAGCTCCGGGATAAAGGCGTCCGCGTGCTATACGAGACTGACGACTACCTGCACGGAATCCGCCACCTCATCGATCACGGATCGAGTAAGTGGTTCACACCGGCCCAGATGAAGGAGTACGATCGCTGCATGGCGATGTGCGACGAGGTGATCGTCTCCACACCCTTCCTCGCCGAACGGTACCGCGGCATCAACCCACGCATCACGGTGTGCCGGAACGGGATCGACGCGGAGCGGTACGCGTACGAGAAACCGCAGCGGGACTTTGTCACCGTGGGCTGGGCCGGCGGCACCGGCCACTACAGCGCGGTGCGCTCGTGGCTCGAAGGTGGCATCCTCGATGCGCTTGACGACCATCCGACCGCGCAGTTCCTCGCGATCGGTCAGCCTGAGGTCGCGCAGCTAGCGATCGAACGGCTGGGGGACGAGCGTGCCCTCGGCATCCCGTGGGGACCGTTCCGGACCTACTCGACCGCGATGGCCGGCATCGACGTCTTCCTCGCCCCCGCAGGCCAGGACAAGTGGTACCGTGGCAAGAGTGACCTGCGGTGGCTCGAGGCGAGCGCACTGGGTCAGCCGTGCATCTGCGCCCCGTACATCTACCCGGAAGCCGAGCTGGTGGCGTCCAACCCCGCGGAAGCTGCGGACATCCTGCGGACCTTCCTCCAGCGGCCGGGACAGATAGCTGCGGCCGGCAGGGTGGCACGCGACGCCGTGGTCCCGTCACGCTCGTTCCCGCTCGCGGCCGAGCCGTGGCGGCAGCTGCTAGACCGGCCAGACGTACGGTAGGTCGTCGGGTACACCAGGGAAGATCGGACCGTAGTGTGCCGGATCCTTGCGGATCAGGTTGGACTGGTGCGACAGGTGGAAGTACGGGTCACCGAGCCACTCCGGCTCTTGAAGGTCTGACCCGGCACGAACACCAGGCACTGGCCGTCGTCCAGGATCACCTGCACGTGGCGATGGATGCGATCCACTTTCGTGAGTCCGCGCCACCCGCGCAAGGTCTCGATCTCCAGCGCACTGTGCAGCTCATCGGCGCGGCGGTACGTGACGTCTTCCTCGGGAGCGACGATGCGGTCGGCTACCTGCTCGAGGGTCTCCATTCACGCCACCTCCACCAGGTGCTCGGTGAGCCAGGCCAGGTCGCGTCTGACCAGTTTGCGGGGCGGCATGCGCAGGTACCGGCTGCCGTCACCTCCCAGGATCACGAGGTTCACGTAGTTCCCACCGTCGTCCTTGAAGACGATAAGTGGCATGGTGGACGTGATCCCCTTGTACGGCTCGGTTAGCGTCACGATCTCGCCGTTGCTGAAGTGCTCGCGGTACGGGATGGTGCCGCCGAAGAAGCGGCGTCCGGCCTCGATGTTCTCGTCGGTCGCCGGCACGAGCATGTCAGCCGGGTAGTTGATCCCGCGGCCACCGTCAGCGCTGCACCTCACGTTCCGCGGGTTGATCTTCTCCACGATGAAGACGGCGCCGAGTGTGCTCGCGTGTGCCCTCTCATCCGGCACCGGGGTGACCCGGTCCCCTACCTTGATGTCCATGTCAGCTCCTTTGTTCTCCGGTTGTGCTCATGGTTCAGATTATCGACAGCGGCGCGCTGCGAGTCAATAGGTCGGGCGGTAATTTATCTAGCCTTTATCTAGTGCGAAATCGTCATCTCGCAGGCGATCTGGCGGAGCCGAGCTAGCCGTCACGCCCTCATTCGGGTCCTTCCTCGCGTAGGCGGCGCCGCCAGTCGGGCAGGAATCGCTGCATCCGGTCCCTGATCGCCTCGGCCTCGTCCGGCGTGATGACCCAGGCTTCGACCGCCACGTCGAGCCGGGCTTTCGCAGCACGCGCAGTCACCTCGTCCATGATCGGGAACATCGCGGGCCGATCCGGGCAGTCGAACAGCGGGCCACCGTGGCACGTGCATCGCATCGGTGGCATCGCGAGCGCACCGGCGTCGATGCTGATGTCCAGCAGGTCCATCACGCCTTGACGAAGCGTGTCCGGCGTGGGCAGCTTCCGCCGGCTCATCTGATCCGCTCGGCCCAGTACGCCTCGGGCTCCCAAGGCCGGCGATCGGTGCACCACATCATCGGGTCGAGCTCGCTGAGGTGCTCCAGCAGGGCGTGATCGTTGACCTCCCAGTCCGGCACGATGCCTTCCACGAAGATCGCCCAGCTGTCACGTGCGTACTCGCCGATGCCCGGAGGCTCCATCGCGCGTATCCGCTCGAGGAAGGACGATGGGTAGGGCACCTGACCCAGCGTGATCGTCATGTCCTCGCCCGGGTCCCACGCTCGGCACCACCAGTCACTGAACTTACGCAGGGTCTCCGCGCGCCTGTACTGCAGACCGAGCGGACGAAGCTTGTCGGCGAGGTCTGTCTGCCACGCATTCCGCATGTGGCCCGGGTCCGGGTAGCAGCGGAAGAGCTCCGGGTACACGAGGTCCACCTGCTGCCGCCTCGTGAGGTTCAGCAGGATGCACCCGTTCATCATCCGCCAGCCGGTCGGGTCCTGCTCCATGAGGATGCGCTGGAGGATCACCGTGACACCGTAAATCCAATCTCGCGCCGACCGTACTGGATACAAGCCTCTTCCGAAGGATTGAAGATGTCGAGTTCCGACCCGTGTCCGATGTGGTCAAGCACGACGTAGTTTCTCCTCCCGAACTCGGGATGATCGAGCCTGATGTGCGTACCCAGCGGAAGGAATCCCGGTAGGACGGCGACCTCCCCGAGGTATGCGTCCTCGCCCGAGGCGGTCACGCCGCCCTGAGCGTAGCACGTCGATGACACCTCGTAGTGACGCGGCGCTGCGGTCGCTAGCAGCAGCGCGGTGAATGCGGCGATCATGAGTCCGATGCACCATCACCAGCCTCTCGTAGGAACTCGCCGGCCAGCGTACGAGTCTCACCGACGAAGTCGGGACGTGCGTAGCTGTTCGGCCTGTACGCCGCCCATTCGGTAGGCGTGCGCTTCTGGATGACCCCGAGGTACCTGTGTTCCGGCTCGAGCCATGCCTGGTACAGGTCACGCATCGACGACAAGCGCGGATGCACGTACCTGATCCTCACGTCTGTGGGAAGTGGATGGCTCACGAGTCGGTGATCCTTTCGTTCATGAAATTCACAGGTCCGCGTCCTGAGGTGGCTCATCGAAGAAGCCCGTGATACCGTCGCGCGGATCCCACCAGTCAGCACCGACACGAGCGTAGACCTCCACGAACTGACCCGTGTGCCACGTGGCCACCTCCCGGGACTCACCGTACGTGGCTTCGTGCAGCTCGTGCGGCCCCTCGACTTCGCAGTAGGTCCCACTTTGGTGACCGCCCCCGTGCCAGATCCGTGCACAGCATTTCCGACCGCGACGCTCGTCCATCTCGCGTCGCACGTCCCGGCCCGGCCCTGCCTCATTCACGACAAGTAGGTTCAGTGGGTTCTTCAGCTTCGATACGTGACCCTTTCGGTAGCCTGCTGCGTTGTGACACAGCACGACCTCCACCTTCGTCGCTGTGTATCCGGTCGCTCGTGGGTGCACCTTGAGCACGACGCCCTTCGCGACCTGACCGCAGATGTTGTAGACGACAGTGACACCTGGCGTGATCTCAGTCCCGCGGTTATCCTTCATCGATGGTGCCACCCGATCTCGGCCGGGGTCTTGTCCTCGCGGTTGCGGAAGAACTGCGGGTGGCGGACCTTCAGGCCACCGGCCATCAGGCCGTTGTGGTGGACGCTGATGACGTCCCCGATCCTCGCCTCGAGGTCAGCCCGCTCAACGTCGTCGTACCCGCTGCAGGCGCCCCGGATCGCCAACCCGAGCCCATCCATCAGGTCTTCGTTGATGTAGAGCTCACCACCACGCTTGGTGGCCTCCGCGCGCAGCCGCTTGATGTACTCGGCCGATTTCCTGAGCATCTCCGGGTCAGTCGTCCGCTGCGCGAATACCGTGGACCCGACCTGCCCCCTGAGCCGACCCTGACCCGGCATGAAGCCGACGATGATGGCATCCATCTCGGCTTTGTGCTTGATCTTGACCCACCCGTGGCCACGCTGCCCGACCCTGTACGTGCTGTCCTTCCGCTTCAGGACGGTCCCCTCGAATCCGGCCTCGACCCACGCGTCGTGGGTCTCCTGCGCAGCCTCGACGTACGGCGTCCGCTGAAAGAGGTTGTCGTCCGCGATGTCCATGCCACGTTCGTTCAGCTGCTCGTCTAGCACGTTCAGGCGCTCGACGAGCGGCCTCCCGCGCAGGTCGGTCCCACCGAGCTGCAGGATGTCGAAGCAGTGGTAGGTCAGCGGTCTAGTGTGTGACGCCTTCCACACGGCCTTCTCCGCGTCGCTGTTCATGATCGACTGCACGTGCTCGAAGTCGTTCACGACGCGGGGCTCGCCGGCGGCCGTGCCCTCGCGCAGCGCGCAGATCTCGCCATCCAGCACGGTCCCGCACGGGAAGCGTTTGAGCAGAGCGTCCTCCAGGTACGGCAACTTCCCGTCCTGCCACTTTTCGCCGCGGCTCATCATGCTGACCCGTCCGTCTTCCACGACGCAGACGAGGCGATACCCGTCCAGCTTCGGGTTCATCAGCCAGTCGGTCGGTTCGCCGACCTCCCGCACGAACCCCACTGCCTTGCAGGTCATAGGGGCGAGGGCGGCCGTTGCGTACATCCGACCGCTCGGCCGTACGGCTGCCTCAACCGGTGTGCCGCTCCGCTCGAGACCCCGGTCGGCCACGAGCTGCAGGACGGTGGGCAGGTCCTCGGCGGGACCGATGCTCGCCTCCAGTTCGTCCGCGACGCGGAGCAACTTCTCATCCTTCATGGCTCGGTAGTTCCTCATGATGCCACCAGGACAGCCAGTGCCTCGGCGTCGTTGTTCTCGCGGACAACGGCATCACGGACGGCTGCGAGCTTCTCGGCCGACATGGCGCTGAAGTTGCGGAGCTTGCCGGAAGGACCGCGGCCACTCTGTGTCCGGGCTGCGGCGACTTCGTTGCGTACCTGGTCGAGTACCGGCTTGGCCTCAGCCGTGACGGCTGCGGCGTCCTCGGCTGCTTCCACCGAGACGTAGATGTCCACAGCCTTCTGGACCGGAGCGGTGACGATGTACCCAGGTGAGCAGGGGCACATCGAGCAGCCTGCGTGCTGTGACCAGTTCAGTTTGACCTGCTCGGACTGGCAGCCGAGGAACTCGGCGATCTTCGCCTTGAGGGTCGGCATGAGCTCGCGACGGTAGAGGTCAGTGGGGCGGTTACGGCGGCCGACGAAGAGGTTCTCCAGGACGGTCTCGCCCTTGGGGCTGATGTAGCAGCGCATCTTCTTGTTGTATTCGGCCGGCGTGGGTGACATGTACGGGCGGCTGTACCGGCTGACGGCTGGGCGCCACTTCGGGAGCTGACGCTCGTGGAAGTCGATCTCGGTGATGCTAAGGGAGTTCATTTTCTCGGCTCCTTGTTCGGTGGTCTTCATAGTTAGATTATCGACCACAGGCGCGCCGAAGTCAACAGGTCGATGCTAAGATTTATCTAACCTTTATCTACCTGCGAAGTCCACGCGGAACGTGAAGAGGTACCCCTTGTGAAGATCGTCAGTGAACGACTGGCGACGAAGCGCCTTCCGGAGCGCCTCCTCCTTGTTCGGTGCATCGTAGCACACGATGCGTCGCTCACCCGTCGATAGGTTATGCACTTCGACTTCGTACCTCACGCATCCACCCCCACGTCACGCAGCTGCCCACGGCCCTCGGTGTCGTAGACCGTGACCATCATTTTCCCGCCGGTCCACACAGGATCGAAGCGGGTCCCTTCCGGGTACTGCTCCTGCGCGGCCTCGATGGCTTCGCGCTTCAGGGTGTCCAGCTGCTTCTGCTTCATGGCCTGCTCCTTCGTTCTCGGTTTCCCGAGACTCTAACAGGTCAGGCGAAGCGTGTCAACCGCAGCGGCGCATCAGAAGCGCAAAGGCCGGCTGACCGCGTCGACCCTCGTACTCGCGCCACCCGTACCTGAACCCGTCGCGCGCGTACGTCAGCTCCCACACCGTCTCGCAGTACGGGTCGAGGCGGCGGTGGACCCAGCCGGCGGTCAGGTTGTGCACGTGCGCGGGATGAGGATGCGTGATCGCGTTGTTCTCCGCGCCGGCGATCGCGATGTACCCGGTCGGTCGCACGGCCTGCAACATCTTCTGCAGCACCATGTCGGGTTCCTGCACGTGGTCGAGCGAGTTCGTGGCGATGGCCAGGTCGTACACACCCTGCTCGCCGATGTCCTCGGCCTGCATCGCGACGTGGTCGGGACACGGCAACACCTTACGGTACTCGTCGGAGAGCGGGTCCACCACACGTCGGTACCCGAAGCGCAGTAGGTCGGACACCGGCATCGGACCGCCCCCGACCTCAAGGATGGACATCTCCTCAGTGCCCAGCTTGTCCAGCAGCAGGTCACGCAGCAGTTTGTGGTGGCGGATCCGCTCGCGCTTGAACTTCTCTTCCCGCTCCGCCTCGTTCGGAATGAGCCACGATGCGACCTCTGCCTCGAGCGTGTCCTCGTAGCTCATGCCGACCACCGCTCGACGTTCTCGTCATGGATCTCTTGGAGGATCGTCTCGGTGTCGTGTAGCACGCTCCATCCCGTGTACCTGGACCGGAAGGCCGCGTTGCTGCTGATCCACCACTTGTGGTCGCCGATGCGTGCGCGGTCGCTGTAGTCCCAGTCGAGCCGCTTCCCGGCGATCAGCTCTGCGGCCTGTATCGCCTCGATCATCGAGCAGTTACTCTCCCGGCCACCGCCGATGTTGAACACATCACCGGAGCGCGGTGCCTTCCGCCAGTGGTCGAACGCGACGACAAGGTCGTCGGCGTGGAGGTTACACCGCACCTGCTTGCCGTGGTATCCGTACACGCAGTACGGCCGTCCGGAGATGACGCACTTCATCAGGTAGGACAGGAACCCGTGGAGCTCGGTGCCGGCGTGTTTCGGTCCGGTGAGGCAACCGGGACGGAAGCAGACCGTCGGCATGTCGAAGTACCGCCCGTACTCCTGAACGATTAGGTCACCGGCCGCCTTGTGCGCACCAAACAGCGAGTGCGTCGTCCGGTCGATGGACATCGTGGTCGTGATCCCATCGCGGTACTCGTGACCTTCTGGCACCTCGAGGCGGGTCGGCAGTTCCACGAGCGGAAGCAGATTCGGGTTCGCCCCGTAGACCTTCGACGTGGAGCAGTGGACGAACGGCGCATCCGGGCAGTATTTCCGGGTAGCCTCAAGGACGTTGATCGTCCCCTGGGCGTTGACGCCGAAGTCGGTCAACGGATCCTTTACCGCCCAGTCGTGTGCGGGCTGCGCGGCACAGTGCACGACGAGCTCGATGTCGTCAGCCTCGACGAAGGCGCGAGCCACGGCGGCGTAGTCCCTGATGTCGACCGACCGCAGGCGGAAGGTATCGTAGCGGCGAGCCTGTGCATCGCCGACGCCCCACGTGGAGGCCTCGTCGCCGAAGAAGCGGGCGCGCATGTCATTGTCGATCCCCACGACGTCGAAGCCTTGTTCGGTGAAGTATTTGACGGCGGCGGATCCTACGAGGCCGCTCGACCCAGTGATGATTGCGACGCTCATGTCTCCCCCAGGGTGGGGATGGTGGTCCAGTCGGTGAACATCCGTACGAACAGGCATGTGGCGATATCATCGTCGTAGTACGTGCCGCACGGGCCGGGAAGGACCGTCGGCCGTTCCCACGGCATGACTTCCGGAGCCAGGATCGGTAGGTCCTCGAGGTCGATCGCGGCAAGCACGTAGGGGGTCACCAGCGCTTTCGCGGCACTGACCGCATATACCTCCTCGCCCGACCGCAGCAGCTCGGCTGCCAGGTCACCGGCCGGAAGCCGACGTGGTGGGTGCTGATGAAGTGCTGACAGGTACAGCTCCGTCTTGCGGGCACGCACACGTGCTGCCTCGCCCTCGCCGACAAGGGATGGGAGCCATCCTTCCCACGGACGCCGGACGTGCTCGCGGGTCACGGTCACTCCCGCTGCTGCGGTGTAGCACCAGCTCAGCAGCGGGAGGGTGTCAGCGAGGCACCCGTCCACATCGAAGACGGAGACGGGCATGGACCTACGGGCGGCTCTTGCCGGACGCGCGGTCCGCGTAGCGCACCGGGTCCTCCCACACCATACCCGGAAGCAGTGTGCCGGGTACGTCGGCGTAGATCGGTTCGAAGGACGTGATGCCCAGTTTCTCGTGGGCGCTGAGCCTCCACTGCTGCGGACGGCTCACGACCTTCTGGCCCGCCTGCACGTACGTGCTGGTGGCAGGCAACGCCCCGTTCACCACGGTCCACCCTCGTCCGTTCGGGATCGGGATGATGGCGGGACGGTGACCGTGTCCGAGGATCACGAGGTCGGCCTCCCCCAGCATGGCTGCGTACTTCGGCGCGAGGTTGCTCACGGAGTACCACGGGACGCCGCCGTATCCGCCGGCGCTCCATTTGAAGCTTGACCCGTGCTCGAACACGGTCTTGATGCCTGCGATCTCCTTGTACCCGAAGTAGGTTTCCCAGTTCCGGATCTTGAGGCGGCCGCCTTTGACATCCTCATCGAGCACGCGTTCGAGGAACGCGCCGACGAGCCACGAGAAGGTGTCGATGTACGAGGACTCTCCGAGTCCAGCGTTACCCGGCTTCTGGGTCGTACGGTCGTGGTTCCCACCGATGAGGTCGATCTCGACCTCCTCGTAGATCGTAAGCTCCTGCCTGACGAGCCAGGCGAGGAGGTCGAAGCCCTGTATGACTTGGCGCGTCACGACGTCGGTCACGGACTTCATCTGTGACGGGCGCATGTTCGAGCCCTCGACGAGGTCGCCGATGAACAGGTGGTGGAGCTTCCTCGTGTCGCGTGCGTGGAGGTCGAGGTTGTGGAGTCGGTTGACCGCCTTCCAGATCTTCGCGACCTGTCCACGTGCTGTCTCGATGCCGTGTTCGTACATGCCACCCGTCTCCTCGAGGGTGGTCTTCTGACCGATGTGCCAATCACCCGTGATGAGGATATCCTCGTGTACCGGCCTGTTGCCCGGATCGGGTAGCGGCGCAGCGAGCTCGGTGGGCTCGTAGGACTGCAGGCAATCCGCGAGCACGGCCTCGTAGCGTCGCATCCGATGCTCGCTCGAGAGGATGCGCTTCAGTTCAGCGCGGTTCGCGACCTCGATGTCGCGACGCTCAGCCTCGCTGACGACCTGGTCGAGCGGCTTGGCCTCGAGAGTCTGCTTGGAGGCGAGGGCCTCACGGACCCTGTCACGGAGGTTAGGGTTGCGTCGAAGGTAACTACTCAGCGTTGTCTCGGCTACGCCAAGGGTCCGCGCGTACGTCGCACGGCTACCGCACTCCGCGATCCCCTCGAGCACATCGTCATCAGCCGGCCAGGTGTGCTGGGCCATAGGTCAATCCTCCAGTCGCTTGGGTACGGATCCACCCGGCCACTTCTTATAGGCGAGGGTGCAGTTGAAGAGGTTCTCATCCTCTCCAATTTTAGCCCCGGGCTCACCTGGGTCACCTTCGAGGGCGCGAAGCGCCCATTCGGAGAGCCACTGCCCGCTGTTCACGGGGCAGCACTTCCCGATCCACATCGACGCCTGGCCGGAGTTTCCTGTGGGCCATGTCCAGGCGTCTGGGTAACCCATGAGGCGCGAGCACTCGCGCACAGTAAGGAGGCGCGGCTCCGCCCAGTGGACGACGCCGTGGATGGCACCGCCCGTGAGCACGTAGCCACAGCGGTCTGGGCGGATCTTGACGGGCCAGCTCCACCCGTTGTATTTCTGCTCAGCCTCGTTCCACGATTTCTCCAGCTCGGGCGGGCGGATGCCGCGGCGCTCGAGAGACTGGGTCAGGTTCTCGCCGATGTTCCACCCGTCCCAGAACTGGTGGATGACGTCGGCCACGCGCCCCTCGTCCTTCGTGACGTGCGAGTCAAAGAGGCCGTCGTCGCGGCGGCGGTCCGTCTGAAACTGGAAGCGGTCCTTCCGTTTGTACCGCTGATCCTCCCACTGCAACTTGGCTCCCTGCAGGTCACCGATCGCCATCTCGTAGGTCGTGACGTGACGCTCCGGCGGTTGATCGACGCCAAACGGGATCCGGTGAAAGACCGGAAAGTACCTGTGCCGCATCTGGGCAGCCCCCACGGAACCGCCGGACATCAGCACGTGCGTTATCTCGTAACGTGGGACGTCGAAGCGGGAGTCGGTCGCGTACCGCGCATATGTGAGCTCGTTCAGGATCGTGAGGAGCTCCACCATCAGCGAGCGTCCCTGCGTGTACGCGCCCTGCACAGACTCGAACGATACGATCTCGGGACCGGGTCGGCCGTCAGATCCCGTGCACATACCCGCGTACGTGATGAGCTCACGCATGCAGTTATTGATGAGGCTACCTGGACCGCGGGCGTTTTCACCCTTGGATGCGTTCATCAGCGAGAAGCCTGAACACGGTGGTGTGCCGCACAGGAACGAGACGTTCATCTGTGGCGTCCATCCGTCCGCGGGTGTGCCGTCCTCCTGATGCCACCAGGTGTTCAGCCCACGGAACTTGCTACGGTTCTCCTCCATCACCGCGTTGCCGAACCCTCCCGGAAGCGCCACGCGGTGGAGGAGGTCGAAGCCGGCCTGTGCTGTGCCGAGGCTCCACGCCCCAGCCAGCCCTTGGCAGTCGACGAAGTTGCGTCTCATGATGGCGTCACCTCCGCGTCGCCTCCGACGGCGCTCGCGCGCTCCATCATGGCCATCGCAAGTTTGTGTGTGAATGGGATGGCATCCCAATCCTGGCCACGCGTGATGGCAGGCTCGAACTCGCATTTCACATCGAGGCTACCCTCGTGATCCTCACGGATCGTGATGATGACGTTGCTCATGGGGTCGGTCCTTTCGTGTCCGAGCTCGCGGTTGTCCCAATGCCACGCGGACCATCCCTACGTGCCGTCGCGCCGGGCGGTACGCACGGTACCACGAGCAGGCCGACGAGCAGCTGCCCGCGTGCGTACCTCGTGGGGACCGGAGACGTGAGCCAGGTATGCACCTCGCCCTCGTACCCTGGGTCGATCACGGGGGTGCTGACCTGCACACCTTCGCTGGCAGTCGATGTCCTGGGAACCACAATCCCGACGTATCCGTCCGGGATCGCGACGCTGATCCCGAGGGGCGCACGGTGTGTGGTATGGGCCGCGAGCTGCGGGGACGAGTACCTCACCGCAAGGTCGACACACACGTCATTCGCGTACCCTTGCTGCAGCCCCGCCTCGTACAGGTCCGAGTCCAGCACCGTGACCATGTCTACCACGGTGGGCGGCTCGCGGTTCACGACGTTGCCAGCGTCGAAGAACGGCTCATCAGCGCTGCCGGTCCTCCCCGCCATCAGAACGGGGAGGGTGTGCCGTCGGGAGCGACCGGAGGCGCGGCGACTGGGGCGGGCGCCGCGACCGGAGGCGCAGTTGCGACGGGTGGTGCCGGCGGAGGCGCAGCGGGTGCCGCCTCTTGCGGAGCGGGCGCCGCGGGAGGTGCGGCGGGAGGTACCGGAGGCTGTGTCGGAGGTGCGGCGGGCGCCGCGACCGGAGGCGCAGCTGCGGGCGCTGCTGCGACCGGCGGTGCCGGAGGTGCGGGAGCCGGGACGGGCGGTGCAGCGGCGGCCGGTGCCGGTACCCCTGCAGGAGCACCGTTAGCGGTCCCGAGCGAGATGAGGTTGATCTTGCCGATCGGCCACGACGGGTATTCTCGACCGTTGTGCTCGCGGCGCCCGAACTCCGGAAACTCGACGACGCGACCCGTCAGCAGCGTGGCGAGGTCCTTGAGTCCGCTGGCCTGCGCGATCTCGTTCTTCCCGATGCCGAAGCCAGCGAGGTTCTGGAACGCGATGCCCATCGCCTTGTCGGTGAACGACAGCGAGATTTTCACCATCTTGCCGGCCTCGGGTCCACCGATGACCTTGAGGAACGCGCCGATGTAGTTCTCGCCGGCGGTCGCGCGGGTGACTTCGAAGGTGTATGCACCATCAGGAAGGAGGGTCGGCTGCTCCGCTTCGTGGCGGGCGAGTGCCTCCTGGAGGTTGAGGTCTGCCATCACACTAGCCTTTCGTATAGCTGGGTTATGTTTGGATCAGCGATGACCGGGCCACCAAGCTGCCCAGTTCCATCCTTTGCGACGATTGTGGGCGTGGGCTGCACCAGGAGGTTCCGCTGCAGTCCGCCGTCCGGGGTGTGGGACACATAGAGGTACCCGACCGTGTCCATGAAGTACGGGATGGTTTTCCGAAGCGCCCCCTGCAGCAGAGGTTCGTGCCGACCATTCTCACCGACCGTCGTACCGACGACCACCACGACGCAGTCGATTGTGTTAGTCGGTTCGAGGACGAGGTCACGGTAGTGGCGCACCATCGACTCCAGGTGCCGAAGCACCGAACCCCAGTCCTGCATCTCGAGCGCACGCAGACCTACGAGCTGGTCGATGTATTTCTTCTGGGCTTCCATCAGCGAGTCGATGTCGACGGAGCGGAAGCTGTGGCGGCCAGACTGCAGCCACTGGTACGTGCGACCGATGACGTCGAAATCCGTCACGTTGACGATGCAGATCGTCCACGTCCCGTCGTACACGGGAGGATCTTCGGTGCGGGGGTCCCACAGGATCTTAGGGCCGCCAGGTATGTACCTGGAGCGACCCTCCGAGTCGAGGATGAGCAGTGGCAACGGAGCCGTCCCCGCCAGCCAGCTCTTTCCCGCCCCAGCGTCCCCGTGGAGCAGCATTGTGAGCGTCGGATTCACTGTTCTTACCGTATCCTCTCGTGCGCTTCAGATCTCGAGTCCGGGTAGCCCGCCGACGGTGTCGGCGTAGCGCTGAAGCGGGTTCCCGACCTCGAAGTCAGCAGCGAGGTCGAGCTCGACATTGCTACCGTCATCGAAGTGGGAGCAGATGTGGAAGAACGGGCATTCCCACTTGCAGTCGCGCGTGGGGTTAGGCTCGCACACCTCGTGGTGGGAGGCCCCCGCCTCGAGTTCGGTTTCCACCTGCCGGATCCGCTTCGCGACGGCGATGACATGCATCCAGTGTTTCTCCAGCTCGTGCCGGTTGTGTTTGACCTCCTCACGGCCGAAGAAGGGTGGTTTGGCCCGCGAGGTCCGCTTGCACTTGCGGAGCATGTTGTAGAGCACGCCCTGTGCCGCATCTGCATCGCGTCCTTCGTTGCGAAGCGACATGTACTCGACGAGGTGCTCGGTCAGGAGCTGCGTGTCGATCTGCAGGAACGGGAGTGGCGTGCTGAGGTCCCCGACCGTCTTGTGCTCCAGCGCGAGCCTGATGTCTTGGCGCTCGCGGTGGACGATGCGTGCGTCGAGCTTCGACAGGAGTGTCACATCCTCATAGAGGACCGCCTCACGGGCACCCTCGGATGCGACCACCTCGAACCCGCGGTCAGCCCCCGTCTCTTCGAGCCACTCCCAGTAACCTTCGATCATAGCGAGGGCGAGGTCCGCCTCCTTCTCGATGTTCGACCTTTCGTCGGGGAACTTGGTGAGGTCCTCCTGCACGGACTGCTTGAGCCACGCGACCGGATCCTGGGGGGCCACAGGATCGTACAGGACCGCGAGCGCATTGTGCACCCGCGTGCCGATGCCGGTCGGACGGTTGAAGTCACGCTGCCGGGGACCGAGCCCCCGATACGTCGACAGCCACCACTTGCGTCGGCATCGCTTGAACGTCTTCATCTCCGAGTTGGTGAGGCGAAGCGGATGCCTCATGAGGATCCCGCCTCGTAGCCGGCTCTGTAGGCGTCGCGTGCCCCGGCTGTGAAACGATCACCGACATATGGGCATCCATCCTGGGCGTCTTCGTATCCGTACCGGTACAGCGTCGGCCATTTCTCAAACTTTTTTGGGATCCTCATGAGTCCTGTTCCTTACCCGTGTCATCGCCGATGATCGTCGCCTTGAAGAGTGTGCGCGATGCGGAGAGGAACACGACGACGCCCTCCGGGTCCATGAACCCGGGTGCCGCGACTGAGCCACCGGTGCGCAGCTCCTCGAGAGCGCGGTCGACCGCATCTGTGTCGAACACACCCGCATAGAGCACAGGCACCACGCTCACGAGGCCGGACTCCACGATCGGCGTACCGCTCCAGCGGCCGGTGTTGAAGAGTGAGAAGCGTTTCTCGTCCAAGCCGTACCTGCGCTGTATCCCGGCGCCCCACCACTCACCGAAGTGCAGCCCGGGTCCGAGGCCGACACGCAGCGCGTCTTCGTTCTCCTGCACCCATCCGGCGAAGCCGGCGTTGTCGGTCGTCTTACCGGGGTGAATCAGTCGCTTCCGCGACTGGGCGTACACCTCACCATCCTCGGTGATCCCGACCGCGGCATTCGTACCGTCGATCTTCTCGGTAATGAGGCAGCCGCGCCGGAGGCGTGGGATCTTCGGAAACGAGACAAACTCGACGCTCATAGCCCCACTCCCTCCTCGAGGATCTCCTGTAGTGCCGCGTACCCACATGTGTCCACGGCCGAGTCGCGGTGGTACCCGTTGTCGGCCATCCGCATCTGCTTGAGGATGACCATCAGCGCGCACACGTCGTTGACGGTGAGGTGCGTCTTGAACCCTTCGAGCTTCGTGCGCAGGTCGTCGAGGTTCCCCGCGTTCAGATCGTCCACGAGCTCGTCCACGGCCGTATCCAACCCGAGGTACGCCGACCATCCGTCAGCGATGCGTCGGAAGTTCCTGGTCGGTGGCCCGTAGTGCTGCAACCGCTCGCCACGGATGATGCCGTGGGCCTCGCTGAGAATGTCGTTACCGTCCATCTGCTTCCTCCAGTTCGTGATGACGTTCGAGCCACGACACCTTCGCCTGTCCGGGGGTCAATCCTCCCAGCGGAAACGGGTCGTTATCCGGGTCGTACAGACCCGCTGAAAACCACGACGCACCGCCGGAGGGAAGCAAGTGATAAGCCTCCGCGGATAGCGCCCAGTTGTCCGCATCCTTCACGGCACGCGGCTGCGGATCAGTGAGCCCGAGGCCGAGCGCCTCGTTCACGGCGAGCCACACCCGACGTTCGATGGCTTTGTATTCGGGTAGCATGCCCTTCAGCGGTCGGTTCACGTCCCCGACGAACGCCTCGGCGTCGTCGTGGTGGAGGCCCGACCACTGAACGTCGCGATCGAACCCGAGGTACTCGAGCCGACGCGACACGATGACCGCGTGCTCCGCGACGGAGTAGAAGATCGTGCACTGCCCCGTGTAGCGGCAGATGTGGGAGAGCCCGTGCGCCACGTCGTCCAGCGTGATGTGGGTCGGGTCCGGATCGTGGAAGTTGAGGAAGGACCCGGAGCGGAGCTCGATGTGCCCCGTCAGGTCGTCAGGCGCGCGCAGCGTGCTCACGGGACCTCCTTGCTACCTCGCGTGCCACTTCATCCCAGTCCGGCGCACCGACGACCTCGATGTCGGACGTGCCGTCCATGATGACGCACTTGTTGTGTGGAAAGGTATCGTGCAGGAACGCCTCCAAGGCTTCGTAGGCGCTGAACGGCTTCATCGCATCCTCGCTCAGCGGAATCTCGTCCACCCGCAGCACGAGGACGTCGCCCGGGTTCAGGTGGACCCGCTTCACATCAGCCAGGACGAGCTCCTCGATGTCAGCCATCGAGCCACCTCCGCAGGGTCTCCTCATCGCGGCAGATCTCCTCGAGCCGCGCCTGCTTTTCAAGGCCGACGTCGAACACGTGCTGCTCGATTGTGTTCGCCGCCATGATGTCGATGCGCTGCACCTCGCGCATCTGCCCCTTGCGCCAGATGCGATCCTCGGCCTGGAGGTTCTTCACGAGCGAAAAGCTGCGCTGGAGGAAGATGCTGTGCCGTGCGGCCGTGAGGGTGATGCCCTCACCACCGGCGCCGAGGGTCGCGAGGATCACACGGGAGCGTCCACCCTGGAAGTCGTCCACGGCGGACTGGCGACGGTGCACATCGATGGCACCCGTGATCATCCCCTTCGTGATCTTCGCCTTGTCGAGCCTGGCCGCCGCGAGCTCGATCAGCTGGCGCGACTCGGCGAACACGACCGCCTGCTCATCCTCGCCGATCTCTTCGAGGATCTCCATCAGCGCGTCGAGCTTGGACGACGGCTCGGTCAGCGTCAGGTTCCCGTGTTCATCGACCTCACCGTACGAGGCGGCAAGCTGCACGAGGCGGGTCATGCGCGTCAGCGGGTTCGTGGCCATCAGGACCCCGGACTCGAGCTCGGCGAGGAGCTCCTTCTTCAGCTGGTCGTACGCTTTGCGCTGCTTCGGCAGGAGGTCCACCTCGCGCACCTGCAGCGGGAGCTTCGCCTTCAGGCCGGGCACGACGATGGCGGTCGGGCGCCGCAGGAAGCGCGGGTCGAGGATGCGCAAGAACTCGTCACGGACGTCGCCGCGGATCCCGACGACGTTCATGAACCCGAACTGGCTCCACGACTGCAGGGCGTACCTGTCGAGAAACTGACCCTTCGCCGGCCATTCGTCGGGTTCGACCATGTGCATGATCGCCCACGTGTCCTCTGGGCTGTTCGCGACGGGCGTGCCGGTCAACGCGAAGCGATGCTCGCACTGCCGTGCGACCTGCCACGCTGCGCGGGTCTGCTTCGCGGACGGGTTCTTCGCACGGTGCGACTCGTCAGCGATGAAGGTCCGAAGCGGGATCTGCTGCAGCTCTTTCGGCTCCTTCTCCGAATCGGTGAGTCGGATGGACCCGTACCCCGCTACCCGCGTGTGGTAGCGAAGCGACTCCCAGTTGAAGATGAACACGTCGGCGCCGGATGCAAGCTGCTTACGGCGCTGTGCGGCTCCGCCCGAGACGACCTGAACCTTCCGGCGGGGGTCCCACAGGGCCCACTCCTTCTCCCAGGTCTTCTTCATGGAGTTCGGACAGACCACCACGGCCGGGAACGGATCCTGCCCCTCGATCTCGAGTAGGCGTAGGGCGCAGATGGTCTGCACGGTCTTACCGGACCCCATCCCATCGCAGAGCGCTGCTCGACGTGCGGTGGCGAGGAACCGCACGCCTGCGCGCTGCCTGGGCTCCAGGTCCCAATCCTGCTCGACGAGCTCACCGTTGAAGGTCTCACCCGCCTTGGGAAGGTCTTTCGGTAGGAGGTTCTCCGGGAGGACCGCGTCCTCGGCGTCGCGCAGTGCGAGGCAGGGCTGCACGCGCGTCTGCAACTCGTAGGTGGCCCACGCCGTCAAGTCCGGTCCGATGCTCAGGTTGGGTCCGAAGACGCCACGCAGCTGCTGGCAGGAAGCCCAGCTGAGTGGCACCCACCACAGGCTGTTATCTTTGTCCCATTTTGCGCCAGGGATCTTCTGAATGAGTTCCTGTTCACGGAACTCAACAAAGCACCAGATCCTGTCGCCGCCTCGCTCGACGTACATATGGCTACCGTATCTTCACGGCTGCATCGAGCGACCTGCGCAGCTGCACGAGGTCGATGATGCGCCGGTTGCATAGGAACAGGACGAGATGGCGTGTGGCGTCTCGAGGATGGTCTACGCCCTTCGTCCACATACCGAGCGCCCGCAGCTTCGCATCCGTCGCGAACATCTTCGCTTCACTCGGGGACTGCGTCGTGAAGGTCACATCGTAGGCTCGCGAGAGGTATCGACCGATGCCGATCAGCTCGATGGCCTGCAGCGAGCCTGCTGTGCTCTTCTTCGCCGTCTGCGCGGAGATGTGGAAGCTCTCGAACACGCAGTGGTCGACGTCTGTCGCGAGCTCGCGGTGCACGGTAGCACACGCTTCTTCCCACGGCTCCCACCACGCGCGGAACCTCCCGTCACGCCATTCAGCGAAGCCCGTGCTGCCTCCCGGGTCTACGGCGAACACTCTCATGCGGACCTCAATCCGTAGGCAGCGGGCACATCAGATCCTCCGCCGCACTCTTCCATTTCAGCGAGGCAGTACAGGATCGCGAGGGCGTTGTCATCCGGCTGGTCGTCCTGCACCGTGACCACGAGCAGCTGACCGTTTGGCATTCGCACCGGTACGCTATGCACCCGGGCGTTCTCCTCGACGATGCGGTCCCACTCACTCTCGGGTACTTCCAGTGCGGTGAGGTGATCAGCGGTCGTCCTCATGGCTTTCCCTCCACGCGCGGGTCACCAAGCCCGAGCCACTTCTCAGCGTCGTGCCGGTTGGTGTTGCGGATCGGCGGCAGCGTGCGTATGTAGGCGCACGTCGCCATCCAGAAGTTGCCAGAGAAGTGCATGTCAGGCTCCATCCTCCACCAGTGTCCGGCGAGATCGTACTCCTCGAGCTTCGCGAGGTAGATCCGCCAGTCCCGGACGATGTGATCGGTCATCAGCCGTCGCCACTCCGGGTCGGTCTTTGTGTGCGCGTACATCACGGCACCGTCGTGATAATGTGCGTAGTGGCGCAGCTGCATAAGCGTGACCTGCTCGAACCCGTACCGCTCCTCGGCCACCACCTTCACAGTAGAGCCGAATGCGGCGATGCACCTACCTCGTTCGTTGGGCCCACCCACCACGCCCAGATGCACGGGCGACGGAAAGCCGCTCTCAGCAAGTGCGTCCAGGTGCTCGCATATTGGGTTGTGCCAGGCACCGTTGCACCAGGCGTGGTAGAAGTGGGCGACCCTCATCAGAAGGTCCGCTGCGTGTATTCGCCTTCACCTTTGCCAGATGCGGAAGTCGATGATGGTTCCGTCAGCGTGTTCGCTCCGACCGAGGTGAGTGCGGTCGGTGTTTTGACGACGAGGTTCGGTTCGCTACCGCCCGTCGCGTATGCGACACCAATGGCTGCGAGTGCGATGACGAGCATCATCGCGATGAATGCTATGAGCCTACGTTTCATTCGTCTCCTTTAGGTTAGATATCACGAGTGCAACTTCCATAGGCACCACACGATCAGGACGGTGAGGAGGACGTACATGGCTGCGATGTCGAGGATCACGCTGCGTACTCCTCGAATAGCGGGCTATCCATACCCGCGTACTTGCTACCCCAGCGCTTCGTCGTGTTGACGTCGATGGCGATCGGGCACTGGAAGAGGCGGTGCTCCGGGAACACATCGTGGATGGTGGCGACCACATCCTCGAGCTCATCGTCGGACGCTTCGAAGACGACCTCGTCGTGGACGGGCAGGAGGATCTTGTCACCCAACCCGGCCGCTGCGAGTTCCACCAGCTTCAGCTTGAGGAGGTCCGCTGTGGCCGACGACTGGATGAGGTAGTTTATGCCCTTGAACGCCTTGCTCTTTTCGACGGGCAGCCTCCGCCCGAGGATCGTCTCCACGTATCCTGTCTTCGAGTCACCTTTGAAGCTACTGCTACGGACCTGCGCGATGGTGGCCATCATCCAATCCTGTACGCCCGGAAAAAGTTCGTTGTACTTGACCATGAACCGATCGATGACATCCACGGGCACCCCGGCGGTCAGAGCGATCTTCGCGTTCCCCGCACCGTACACCCGCGCGTACTGCGTGTTCTTCGAGACCTGCCGCTGCGGCTTCGTGACCTCGCTGATGGGGACTTCGTACGCCTGCGATGCCACCCACGTGTGCAGGTCCTCACCTCGTTCGAAGGCTTCGATCATCGGGCGTTCTTCGGCGAAGGATGCGAGGACCCTGAGCTCGCATGCGTCATAGTCGGCGAGGATCAGGCTGCTGCCCTCGCTACGTGGGACGAAACAGTTGCGGACCATCTGGCCGCGTGGCAGCGTCTGCAGCGGGGGGTCGGTGACGGACATGCGTGCGGTCTTGGCTGCGAGGACCTTCACGGACGGGTAGAGAACACCGCCGACGTTTTCATCCTCGAACTTCTTGAAGTAGTTGTTCACCATCCGTTCACGTTTGCGGCACTCACGCAGCGTGCGTACCTCGGGGAAGTAGGCTTCCTGTTCCTCGAGGACGTCGTCGTCCACGGACAGGTTCCCGGCGTCAGTCCTCTCCACTAGGACCGCACCTTTCGACTGGAGCCATTCAATGACCTGCGCCTCCTTGGACGGTTCGAACGGCAGGTGGGCGCGCAGCTGCTCGACCCTGTTTTCGAGGAACGCCCGCTCGCGCCGCGTGTAGTCGAGGTCGATCGCCATGCCACGTAGGCCAGCATCGCGCAGCACGTGTATCGCGGCCATCTCGACCTCGTAGACTTTCATGAACGGCTGAATCTGTGGCCAGAGCTCCTCAGCCAGGAGAGCCGTGAGAACCGTGTCCATCGCGCTGTAGACCCAGAAGGCCGGATGGTCGATGGGGATTGTCCTCCAGTCCCATTTACCCGCCTTGTACGCATCGGACAAGCCGCTGCTTCCCATGTATGCGCGCGCGTCGACGTAGCGTGCACCGCCACCCTTCAGCGACACGCCCGAACGCGGGTCCACGAGGTGGGCCATCGGGTACGTGTCGTGCACACGGTGCTGCGGGATCACCACGCCGTCACGCTTGAGGAAGCGCGTGTCGAAGAGTGCGTTGTGGAAGACCACTTTCCCGTCGTACACCGGTAGCATGTCCTTCACTGCTCCGCGCCAGTCGGCCCACGGGATCGCCCACCCGTGGTTCTTATCACCGAGCTGGCAGAGGCGGATCGCGTCCCTACCCACGTTCAGCCCCTCGGTCTCGATGTCGCACGCGAGCCACTCGCGTCGTTCGCCCAGCCAGGTGCGTAGGCGGTCGAGGTCCTCGAGGTTCTCTACGAGGTGGACTTCGGTGTTATCCAGCGGACCTGGCACGGAGCGCGATCTCTGTTTTTGCGTCGTTCGCCGACTGCCACAGCTGGCTGATGAACCCGTCGAACGATTTGGCTTGGAAAGCAACCGTGACGTAGCGCTCGACGGTCGAATCCTCGGTGGTGGCTGACACCCATGACCGCGCCTTCGCGAACTGGTCATCCCCCTTCCCGAACGGATCGCGGTACAGGTGCATCGATCCCGCGGTGACCGTAAGGTCGCCGAGCACCACGTGCACACCCCGCTCAGCGAGGAGGAGGCGGACCGCCTCGGCGACGCACGAGAAGATGAACACGTCGAAGGTGAAACCCTGCACGATGTCCTGGGACCGCATCGTCGTGATGCAGTGTAGTGCGCCGCCTCGGATTACGAACTGCATCCCGGTCGTGCACGCGATGTCGGCAGCCTTCTGCGGGCGCTCACGCCAGATGTTCAGGTACGCCTGACGCGACGATTCGTCCTCGGCGAGCGAGTCCACGATGAAGTGGAGCTGATCGACGATCTTGGGACCGTACGCCCCCCGCAGGAACACACCGTCGTCACTGAACGTTTGGTAGGCGCGCATGTACGGCATCAGATCCTTGAGCCGGTTGCTGCCGGACAGGATCCACGCAGGCTCCGCGAGGAGGAACGGGATGTTGACCTTCCGCGCGGCCAGCGATAGGTAAGCGGGCATCGGCACACGGTACTGACCTGCGAGCTGCTCGCGCGTCTCTTTACCCCGCGGTGAGACCGTCATGCCGTCATCGAGGAGCTCCTCGAGCTTGCTCTGCCAGCGCTTGTTCGTCTTCCTCACGCGATCGCCTCCTCGGTATCCGGGTGCATGATGCCGCGCGCGACCTGCCGATCCGCGTAGTGGTCCTCATCCTCCTGTGCGACCACGACGAGGTCAGTTTCCCGTATGTTGCGGTCGATGGTGCAGGCCGAGTTCGGCGGGTGGCCGTCCAGCTTCGCGAGCAGGGACAGGAGGTTACGCCGGGAGAGGGTCACCTCGATCCGCTCGGGTTCGTGCTCGCCGGGTGTGATCTTCACGTTCATACGATCCTCCCTAGGTACTCGCCGAGGTTGCCCGATGTCGTCCTACGCCAACCGTGCAGGTCTCCGATCACATCATCGGGAGCCATCCCGCATGATCTGACGGTATCCGCTGCCTCGCCTCCGATGGCCACGACCGCCGGCGAACCGAGCCCACGCCACAGGGCTTTCAGGGGTTCAACACCCTCGCCGTCCGGTCGGACCGCGTTCACGAGTGCGCACTGCCTCCACCCGCTGAGCTCGCCCAGTAGGAAGTGCGCATCCGTATCCTCATACGGCATGGACGGCATCGCGCGGTGGCTGTCGTGTGGGCCCACGATGAGGAGCCGCGGTGCGGGCGACCCGACCCATCGCGGTGTGACGCCCATCAGTTCGCTTGCGATCACGGAGCGCCGAGCGGCCTCGTGCAGGGCCGCGCCGGGCCAGCCACCGTGCTCGTACTCCCACACGGGAAGTCCCGTCTCCGACACGACCGAGCGGTACAGGTTCGCTGCGTAGTCGATGTCTCCGAGTAGGTAGATGGGCTCACCGGCCGCCTCGTACTCGTCGGCCGTCGCCTGATCGACGGCGCGCACCGCATGTAGCAGCACAGCGCCCCGCGACATGTAGAACATGTTGAGCCACCGTCGCATCGGCTCGTCGAGCTTCGACGGCCGGTCGAACACCAGCGGCCAGACGCTCTCCCCGACGTGGCTCCGGTCGAGGATCACGGTGGACCTGACCGGGTCGTATGTTGCGAGCGACGCTGTGTACTCGTACAGCGGGTGGGTTTCAGGCTTGCTGAAGTGGAAAATAGTCCCGCCCGTGAAGGCACTGAGGCGATCGGCGAGGGTGGACTTACCAGTTCGGTCGATCCCCTCGATGAGGATGATCACGAGCCGATCCCCAGCAGAGGTATGACCTCCACTTTCGGCATTCCGTTCACGTACTGGGGCGGCTTCACCGACACGATGTTGTCATCGATTTTCAGCGCAAATGGCAACTCGAACGGGCAGCGCTTGATCACCTCTCGGACCGCCTTGAGTTCGGCATCGAGTTCCGTCTTGCGGATCACGAGCCTCGCGAACTCCTCGTGGGTCATCTCCTTGGTTTTAGCGGGAGCAGACAACGTCGACCTCCTCGGGTCCTAGCTCGATGCAGGGTTGTAGCGGCGGCTCGTACTCGAGGTCGCCGAGCAGGTCTCGGAGAGCTGCTGTGGCTGTGGCTTCGAGGGCCGTGGCTTCCTTACCCGTTATGCCGAGCTCGCGTGCCGCCTCGATCCGTGTATGCGGTTCGTACGGGTCGATCCCGTGCCGCATCCGGATGAACTCCGCCGCATCAGTCGGAAGCCGATCTAGCGCGTCACGGACGCGGAAGACGGTCTCAC